TTTGTTGAACCTAAAACGGGTAAAGAATCTTCATTAATTGACGATTCAATTTATCAATTTGTAATGTCTAACAAAGAAGCTTTAGATGGTGCAATTAGACAAGAACGTGATTTAGATTTTGACTATTTTGGTTTTAAAACGTTAGAACGTTCTTACCTTTTGAAAATTGGAGAAAGAATTGTTGAAAGACCACAATATCTTTATATGAGAGTTGCCGTTGGAATCTGTAAGGGTGACATTAATGAGGCACTTCGTATCTACGATGATTTATCTGGACATTTTTATACACACGCAACACCGACATTATTCAATGCCGCAACAAAAAGACCACAAATGTCTTCTTGTTTTTTAATTGGTAATAAGGGAGACGATATTGAAGGTTTGTTTGACACTATCGGAGATGTTGCTAAGATTTCCAAGTGGGCGGGTGGTATTGGATTACACGTACACGATGTTAGAGCTAAGGGTTCATACATTAAAGGGACAGGTGGAGAATCTGACGGATTGTTACCTATGTTAAAAACTTATAATGAAGTGGCTCGTTGGATTAATCAAGGTGGTAAACGTAAAGGTTCATTCGCAATATATCTTGAACCGTGGCACGCTGACATCTTCGAATTTATCGATTTAAGAAAGAATCACGGTAAAGAGGAGTTAAGAGCAAGAGACTTATTCTTGGCTATGTGGACACCTAATTTATTTATGGAGAGAGTAGAACAAGATGGGGATTGGACATTATTCTCACCTGATGAAGCTCCTGGGTTATCTGACGTATATGATTCACCTGAAGATAAAGCGTTTACTCGTTTATATGAACAATATGAACAAGAAGGTAAAGGAAGAAAATCAGTTAAGGCGAGAAAATTAATGGATGCAATCCTTACCGCACAAATTGAAACAGGAACACCTTATATGTTATATAAAGATGCTGCGAATTCTAAATCAAACCAAAAGAATTTAGGTACAATTAAGTCTTCTAACTTATGTACTGAAATTATCGAATACAGTTCACCAACAGAACAGGCAGTTTGTAATTTAGCATCTATTGCATTACCAAAATATATTATTGATGGGACTTTCAGTCACGAATTATTATATGAGAACACTTACCAAGTAATTAAAAATTTAAATAACGTAATTGATTTGAATTTTTATCCAACAGAAGAAACTAAAAATTCAAACTTTAAACATAGACCAGTAGGTTTAGGTGTTCAAGGTTTAGCAGACGTTTTCTGTTTATTAGGTTTAGGATTTGAAAGTGATGAAGCCGATAAGTTACAAACTGAAATATTTGAAACAATCTATTTTGCGGCTATGACGTCATCTAAAGATTTATCAAAAATTAACGGACCTTACGAATCAATTGTTGGATCACCGATTGAAAAAGGTATATTCCAATATGAGATGTGGGGTAAAACCGATGATGATTTATCAGGAAGATGGGATTGGAAGACATTAAGAGAAGAAGTTAAGAACTACGGTGTTAGAAACTCATTATTAGTTGCACCAATGCCAACCGCATCTACGGCTCAGATATTGGGTAATAATGAAGCGTTTGAACCATTTACAACTAATCTTTATTCTCGTAGAACATTAAGTGGTGAGTTTATTATGATTAATAAACACTTAGTTAGTGACCTATTAAAGTTAGACTTGTGGAATGAAACCATTAAAAATAAACTTATTATGGAAAATGGTTCAGTTCAAAATATTCCAGAAATACCTACTGAATTGAAAGAAGTATATAAAACGGTTTGGGAAATGTCACAAAAACGAGTGTTACAGATGGCGGCGAATAGAAGTATTTTCATTGACCAGTCACAATCGTTAAACTTATTTGTGGATAATGCCACTAAACCTAAATTATTGGCGGCTCACTTATTTGGTTGGAAATTAGGATTAAAAACAGGTATGTATTATCTTAGAACTAGGGCGGCGGTTGATGCCATTAAAGGTTTAGGTGTCGATACTTCAGTATCTAAACCAACTGAGTTAACACAATCAAATACAAATGTGGAAGCACCTACAAATAATACATTGATTAGTGAACAAACACCAGAAGTCGTTATGGTTTCAAATAGACCAACCGACTCACCCTTTGAGTGTGAAGGATGTGGTTCATAAAAACAATTTTTAAATCCCAACTTCGGTTGGGATTTTTATTTATTACCATTTTATAATAGTTTATATTTATTTGATATGGCAGCAACTTACGGTATAGATTTTCCATTTAGGAATAGTTTAAAGGGTGACTTTTTGAAAATGACGGAATCACCTGAAAGAGAAGTTCGTGCTAATTTGGTTCACCTACTATTAACAAGAAAGGGTAGTAGATATTACTTACCTGATTTTGGAACTAGATTATACGAATATATTTTTGACCAGAATGACGTAGTAACATTCGAAGCAATTGAAGATGAAATAAGAGAAAGTGTTAAAAGTTTTATTCCAAATTTGGATATAAATTCAATAAACATCACATCGGCGGAAAATGACCCCGACGAAACTAAATTATACTCACAAGATGAGGATGAGAGGTTATTTAGAACATCGGACTCATCAAGTAAACCATACACCGCTAAGGTTAAAATAGACTATACAGTTAATAACGGATCATTTACTTCTTCCGATTTTGTAATTATAAACATATAAAATGGCAAAAAAAATATCATACTCAACTAGAGACTTCGCTGGATTAAGACAGGAACTAGTTAATTTAACTAACGACTACTATCCAGATTTAATAAAGAACACCAACGATGCTTCAATATTTTCGGTCTTATTAGATTTAAATGCGGCGGTTGCCGACAATTTACATTTCCATATTGATAGAGTATGGCAAGAAACGATGTTGGACTTTGCACAACAAAGACAATCTCTTTTTCATATTGCCAAAACCTACGGATTAAGAATCCCAGGGAATAGACCATCAGTTGCTTTATGTGATTTTTCCATTAATGTACCAGTTGCAGGTGATAAAGAAAAAACAGAATATCTTGGATTATTAAAGGCGGGTGCCCAAATATCGGGAGGGGGACAAATTTTTGAAACTATCGAAGATACAGATTTCTCAAACCCATTTAATAGTAGAGGGGAACCTAATCGTTTAAAGATACCTAATTTCGACGGAAATAATAAATTGGTATCTTATACCATAACTAAGAGAGAAGCGGTCGTAAATGGAGTGTCAAGAATCTACAGAAGAGTTATTACTGATTTAGACCAAAAACCATTTTTAAAACTTTATTTACCGGAACAAAACGTATTAGGTATTGTTTCTGCAATACATAAAGAAGGAACATCGTTCGGTTCAAACCCTACATCATCTGAATTTACGTCATCAACTAACAAATGGTATGAAGTAAAATCTTTAATGGAAGAAAAGGTTTTCATTAAAGACCCAACCAAAATTTCAGATAAAGACAATTTTATCCCTGGAAGGTATCTTCCTGTTACAAATAAATTTATGACAGAACATACGCCTGAAGGTTATTTTTCAATGACATTTGGTTCAGGTACTGTAAATCCAATGGATAATTTAGATAACTACATTACCGGTAACTTAAAAGTTAATTTAGGTACATATTTGAACAACGTATCTTTAGGTGCGGTACCTAAGAAAAACACTACTTTATTTGTGAAATATAGAATTGGTGGCGGTAAAGACTCGAATTTAGGGGTTAATGTAATTAATAGTGTTGATAATGTTGAATTTTTAGTAAATGGACCTGTAGCAACAGTTAATTCACAAGTTATTCAATCTCTAAGGGTTACTAACGTTACACCTGCTATAGGTGGATCAGACCAACCAACAATTGATGAAATAAGAAATATGATTTCCTACAACTTCGCCGCTCAAAATAGAGCAGTGACGTTAAATGATTATAAGTCGGTAATTGAAAATATGCCACCGACATTTGGGGCACCTGCAAAGGTAAACGTAATGGAAGAGGATAATAAAATTAAAATCAAATTACTATCTTACGACTCGAGTGGTAATCTAACTGATGTTGTTTCTAACACATTAAAAAATAATATCACAGATTACATTTCACAATTTAGAATGATTAACGATTTTGTTGAGATACAAAGTGGTGAGGTTATCGATTTAGGGTTAGAAATTGATGTGGTAATCGATAGAAACGAACTTGAATCTGACGTCGTTAAATCTATAGTTGAAAAAACTATTTCATTTTTTGCTATCGAGAAAAGAAAAATGGGAGACCCATTATTCACTGGAGAGTTATTAAAAGAAATTGGAACGACTAGTGGGGTTGTGAATGTCGTGGACGTTAGAGTTTTTAATAAGACAGGTGGAGAATATTCACAAGCTGAAGTGTCACAATCATATAAAGATTCGGTAACCAAGGAGATTCAACAGGCGGATATGACGGTTTATATGAAGTCAAATCAAATATTCCAAATAAGAACACCGAATAAAGATATTAGAGTTAGAGTTAAACCTTTAACTTCGACTACCTTTTAATTAATTTTTTTCTTATTATAATAGAAAATACTCTGCTTTCTATTTATTATAAGAATGATACAAAAACATAGAATATCTACGAATATTGGTAAAGACCAAATCGTTAAAGTCGAACTTAAACAAGATTTTGACTTATTAGAGGTCTTATCTTTGAAATTTACACAGAAAGATGTGTACGCATCTCTTTGTGCAGATTATGGTGTTGTTTGTGGTAGAATTACCGTTAATGACGGTTTAGGTGTACCTAATGCACGAATTTCTATTTTCATACCGTTATCGGATGAGGACGAACAAGACCCTGTTATCTCAACATTGTACCCATTTAAAACGGTAAATGATAAAAATGAGGATAACTACAGATACAATCTACTACCATCAAGAAAACAACACGGAGGACACGAACCTACGGGAACATTTTTTGACCAATCTGATGTTTTAACTAGAGAAGAAGTTTTAGAGGTATATGAAAAATATTATAAGTATACGGTAAAAACCAATAACGCTGGTGACTTTATGATATGGGGAGTTCCGTTAGGTGAACAAACAATTCACGTTGATTTAGATTTGTCTGATATTGGATGTTTCTCATTTAGACCTTATGATTTTATAAGACAAGGATTAGGTCCCGACCAATTTAAAAATACTTACCAATACAAATCATCCGTTGATTTAGATTCATTACCACAAGTGGTATCATTTAACAAAAGTATTGAAGTTTTTCCTTTTTGGGGTAATGAGGACATCTGTGAAATTGGTTTAACTAGAACCGATTTCGATTTATCAGAGGCGGGAGTAAAAATAGAACCTTCCGCATATTTTATCGGTGGAACATATACGGATAGTGGTAAAAATTCGGTAAATAAGAATTGTCAACCACGACGTAAAATGGGTCGTAAATGTGACTTAATAACTAAAACAGGTACAATTGAGGCAATTAGGTTTACACCGAGGAAAGATGATACCAATCGACCAATATTAGAACTTTATAACATTGAAGAGGACATTCCCGAGGACGGTGCATTCGTTTTACCTGTACCGATGAATATGGATTACGTTTTCACTAATGAATTTGGTGAGAATGAAATTACTAACGACACAAATAAAGGGGTACCAACATCGGCTTGTTACAGATTTAGATTCTCACTAGATGATTCTGGTAATGCGAGGGTAAGAAAAACGGCATCTTATTTGGTACCTAATATTAGAGAATATTCAGATGAGGCCGATAAGTCATACGCCTTTTCAACAAATTATTCCGATTATCCCACCGCGGCGGTTTCTGATAATGTTGATAAGGGAATGTTATATAACGAATTAGGTCAATATAACCCTAGAGATTATTTTTACAGAATGACATATAACAAAGTTTACACTATGTCATCTTTTCAAAATATACATTATAAAGATTCCACATTTTCTAACGATAGGTACGTTGGTTTAAAAGAAATTGTCCCAACAGAAGAAGAGGATTGTGCGAGTGAAATTGTAACACCACCAGTTAATTTCGGTAAAAAGAATTTTACATTTACATTATTAATTGCCGATGTGTTATTATT